AGATTGCAACATTAGAGGACTTCTTCAATTGGTAATAGAAAATCAAGTAGAGAGAAAAAGACACCTAGCCAAGGCAGTTACTTGGAGAATCATAGCTAGTATAACAACAGCAGTCATCGCATGGTTTTTTGGTTTACCTCCAAAGGCTGTAGGAGCAGTGTTCGTTGCTGACCTCATAATTAAATTTGTCTTGTACTATGGTCATGAACGTCTGTGGTATAAACATATCAAATACGGAGTTAAGAATGGATGATTTTGACTTTGGCTTCAGTCTTGTTGATGAGCAAGAGCTAGAAGCCGTTCAAAAAGCTCAGGATGTTGCGAATGAGACTTCGTCAACAGTTTCCGAGCTCGAAGATAAAATTGATACGTTGTATAACATGATTATGCCTCTCTTGAACAACTTGCAACGTAATCCTGAAAAAGAATACATCTATTGGCCTAACAGAGTAGAAAAGATCGAACAGTTTAGAGATAAACTAACCGGCATCTACAATGGTTAATTTTCTAGCACTGATAACAGCAATCAGTATAGCAGCCGTTGCTGCTTATTATTCTATTGTTGGGTTGATTGCTATCTTCGCAGCAGCTGCAGTTCCAATTGCAGTGATGGGATCTGTTCTTGAGGTAGGTAAGTTGGTCACAGCCAGCTGGTTATATCAAAATTGGAATAATGTATCTGTTCTACTCAAAACATATCTTACAGCTGCTGTTGTTATTCTAATGTTCATTACAAGTATGGGGATCTTTGGTTATCTATCGAAGGCTCATATTGATCAGGGTGTAGACAGCAAAAGTGCTTCTCTTGTCATTGAAACATTAGAGTCCAAGATAGAATCAGAACAAACCAAAATAAAAAGACTAGAGAAGACTATACAGACGCTTGATCTCCAGATTGATCGGTTTGTTGAGCTAGGGGCAGTGACCAAGTCTCTAAATGCTCTTGAAGATCAGAAAGAAGATCGAGAGAGAATACAATCACAGATATCCTCACACGAAGATACTATTGCTGAGTTCAATGCTCAGATATCAGAAGCGGCATTCACAAAAAAATCTTATGAAGTTGAAATGGGCCCGTTGATTTATATTTCAGAGTTGTTGTATGGTAGCAGCGACCGCGAAGTTATCGAGGAGGCAGTCAGGTTTGTTATTCTTATCATTATTTTTGTGTTCGATCCTTTGGCAGTGTTATTGCTTGTCGCAGCCAACCATGGTATTGCAACAAGTAAAAAATCGTTGCCTGTCGAAGAAAAATCTAGTACAATCAATACTATTGAGTTGCCAGAAGATGAAGACTTAGGACCAAACTTTATGGAGAAGTTTGAGCAGTCTGTCGATAAATCGTACAAGGCAATGAAAAAGAAGATCTTGCCCGCTAACAAAGTAGAAGTGGACAAGAGCAACATAGCTAAGTTTTAGGAGAATAAAATGAGCGATTTCTTTCGTAATCTAGTAGAAGAAATCAAAGACGAGGACACGACCATTGCAGCAGATGGCAAGGGGTCTAGTGAGTTTACAGGAACGGTAGACACTGGATCATATATTCTGAATGCATTGTTGTCTGGCAGTCTTTATGGTGGTGTTCCTAATAATAAGATCACAGCCTTTGCTGGTGAGTCAGCAACAGGTAAGACATTCTTTGTTCTGGGAATTGTTAAGAAGTTCCTAGACGATAATCCTGATGGAGGTGTTGTATATTATGATACGGAAGCCGCTGTCACAAAGACAATGATGGAAGAACGAGGGATCGACACATCTCGAGTAATCATCTCGGAGCCTGATACGATACAGAAGTTCCGCAAGCATGCATTGCAAGTTATTGAATCATACGAGCAACAAAAGAATACACCTCCTATGCTGTTTGTTCTTGATTCGTTGGGACTTCTTTCTACTACAAAGGAAATGGAAGATAGTGCTTCTGGTGCTGAGACTCGAGACATGACGAAGGCACAGCTTATCAAGGCTACGTTTCGCGTTCTGACACTCCGTCTTGCGAAGATCAAAGTCCCAATGCTAGTAACTAACCATGTCTACGATGTCGTCGGGTCATACGTTCCTATGAAGGAGATTGGCGGTGGTACAGGACTAAAGTATGCAGCATCTACAATCGCAATGTTGACGAAGAAGAAAGATAAAGAAGGCACCGATATTGTCGGTAACCTAATTAAAGTAAAAACCTATAAGTCTCGTTTATCTAAAGAGAATCAAGATGTTACAGTTCGTCTTTCATTTGATAAAGGCCTTGATCGTTACTATGGTCTTGTTGAGTTAGCTGAAAAATATGGAATCTTTAAGAAGGTTTCCACTAGACTTGAGATGCCGGATGGTAGTAAGGTATTCGCCAAGTCTATCTTGCAAGATCCTGAGAAGTACTTCACAGAAGATGTAATGTCTCAGTTAGAAGTTGCAGCCAAGAAAGAATTTAGCTACGGAAACGATGAAGATGAGAGAGAAGACGATACTGGAGACGCTGATAACGAATGAGAACTATGCTCGCAAAGTTCTTCCATTCCTAAAGTCAGAGTACTTCCACGATAATACAGAGCGTAGATTGTTCGATCTTGTCGAACGCTACATCAAAGACTACAACGGTCTTCCTGTGAAGACTGCATTGGAGATTGAGATAGAGAAGTTAGAAAACATCTCTGACGATCTCTACCAAAACATGACAGGTTACATCAAGGAGCTAGGAACTCCTGATGTTGACTTGGCTTGGGCTATTGATAACACAGAAAAGTGGTGTCAAGATAAAGCTGTGTACAATGCTGTTATGGAATCTATTCAGATTCTTGATGACAAGAAAGGAGAAAGGTCAAAGGGAAGCATCCCTGAGATTCTTTCCGGTGCATTGTCTGTTTCATTTGATAATAGTGTAGGTCACGATTTCCTTGAGGATGCTGACCTACGATATGAATTCTATCACCGTGTTGAAGATAAGATTGACTTTGATCTTGACTACTTCAATCGGATTACTAAAGGTGGATTGTCTCGTAAGTCACTCAATGTTGCACTTGCTGGGACAGGTGTAGGTAAGTCGCTGTTCATGTGTCATTGCGCAGCGCATAATCTCCTACAAGGTAAAAATGTCTTGTATATTACCATGGAGATGGCCGAGGAGAAAATCGCTGAAAGGATTGACGCGAATCTCCTTGGTGTTACGATGGATGAATTGGGTATCCTTCCAAAGGATGCTTACGATAAGAAAGTCGAGCGAGTTAAGAATAAGACGACTGGAAAACTTATCATCAAGGAGTATCCAACAGCGTCAGCTGGCAGTACCCATTTCAGACATCTACTTAATGAACTGAAGATCAAACGAAACTTTATGCCAGATATCATCTACGTTGACTATTTGAATATTTGTATGTCGTCTCGTTTGAGGAGTGGGGCTAATGTCAATTCGTACACGTATGTTAAAGCAATTGCAGAAGAGCTACGAGGTCTCGCTGTGGAATTTGACGTGCCACTCGTCAGCGCAACACAAACAACTCGATCGGGTTACGGAAATAGTGATGTGGGGCTTGAAGACACGAGCGAGAGCTTCGGTCTTCCAGCCACTGCTGATCTTATGTTTGCGCTTATTAGCACAGAAGAACTCCAAGACCTGAATCAGATTATGGTCAAGCAGTTGAAGAACAGATACGCAGACCCAACAATGAATAAACGGTTCGTAGTTGGAATCGATCGAGCAAAGATGAAATTGTACGATGTAGATGAATCTGAGCAGAACTTGATGGGTGGTCCTAAGATTGGCAAGGAACAAGAAGATAAGCCTCTGTTCGATCAGTCGGACTTTGGCAAGAGATTCGATAAGGAAAAACTAAAGGTGCTAGCATGAGCTATGTAAGCGTTTCTAAAAGAAATGAAACACAATGGGTTGTCTTTGATTCGAAGACAGGCAATCCATTTGCTTTCTTCGAAGACTACAGTAGAGCAGTTGAGTATGCTAAAGATCTTAATGATAAGCATACAAAGTTGCACGAAACCTCTGAAAACTCTAAACAATTTTTATCAGAATAAATCTAAAATAACTGTTCCCTTTCTCCTCATTTGATAAGATAATGGCTACATCAAATGAGGAAATAGATTATGAAAACAGTTGAAGAAATCAGAAAAGAAATCGATGAATTAGAAGTTGAACAAGCTGAATGTGACTATGGTAGTTTTCAATACGACACCATTGATGCAGAGCTACAATACCTTTACGGTTTGCTCGACAAAGCGAAGGGCAATAAGGAGTATGCGGTATGAGCTTGCAATGTCTAACAGAGACCACAGAGGACCTGCAGCCGCACACCTATTTGGTAGATGCTGACAAGGGCAAGATGTATGCCTATCGCAGGGCAGCCGGTGGGATTGATGTATTCTCTAAACCAATGAGCTTTTCAAAAAGATACAGAAAATTCAAAAAAGTGGTTGACAACGAGCTAGTTCGAGCATATACTATATATAACAGTTAGGAAATGAGGGCAAAACATGAAACTAGCATATTGTGATCGAATAGCAGCCGCAATCTAAAAGTGTACAATGACATTGAAAACTTGGAGAAGTGTTAATGATGAATTTAGTTTCGGCTTGGGGTTCTACAGAAGAGAAGCGTAACTTAGTAGAAGAAGTTGCTCAGTTTTGTATTCGAGAGTTGATGCCTCGAATGAAAACTCTTGATATTTGTATCATGTTGAGTGAAGACATGGATGGCGCAGACGGTTATTGTCTGAATCGTACTAACAGAGAGTTCGAACTAGAGATTGATTCTCGTCTTGAAGACGATGATCTTGTTTCCTGTGTCTGTCATGAAATGGTTCATGTTAAGCAGCATGCTCGAGGCGAACTCAAAGATATTCCTAACACCTTAGCACTGAAGAAGTGGAAAGGCAACGATTGGATTGCAATGTACAGTACAGTTGAAGAATACATTGCATTGCCATGGGAAGAAGAAGCATACATAATGCAAGAAGTCTTATTGGAGAAATTCAATGCACAAAAAGGGTCAATTTCGTATCTGGCTTAATAACATGTGGATGGAACACAAGGACGATGTTTATGATTATGAGTATCGAGATCCTCAATATGATCTCAGTGAATATTTTGCTCGGTACAAATGGTGGTTAAAGAAAAGGTATAAAGATGAACTTCAGAATCGAAGTGTGGTTCACCAAGAACGGTGAGCGTATGTGTGAGAAGTATACGAACGTGCAGGTTCATTCTGCCGTTCGTCGTACGAAGCGTAAACACAAGAATCAAATCATAGACATTCAGACGGTGTCCTATGTTCCTAGTCACAAAGACGTTATTCCTGATCCTCCTGAAGGATGGGACTTTGCTCGTTTCAAAGTCAAAATGAAGAAGAATCGTTTTGGAAATATGGTAAGTGCTAAGGCCGAACTCCTCGGAACTCCTTGATTTACTTAGAAACAAAAAGTTAAAAAAATTTGGAAAAAACTGTTTTCTTCCTACAAAAACTTTGATATAATGGCTACATCAAATGAAGGAGAGATTAGTTATGACCACATTATTGCAGCACATTGAATCACTTAACGCACAAGCGGACCTGATGATGGAGCAGGAGCCTGGTCTGTGGATGTCCAAGTATACGGACGACATGAGCCATTGGGCTGAGCTGGGTGTCTTCACTGTTGAAGACTTCAAGCGTAATGAGCTGATCAATGGTATCAGCGATGCGTCTAAGGACCTGTACGGTTGTCGTATGCGTCTTGCTTGGGACGAGATGGATATTGAAGATCTGGAACAGACCTATGAGAATATCTGTTACCAGCTTCGTCTTCAGTACGAAGAGGAGAAGGCCGCAGAGGCTTTCATGGCTGAGTGTAAGAAGGGCTTGCCTGATGATTGTGAGCCTCTTCCTTACGAAGAGTATGCATATTTGGAGGAAGTGTAATGAGAGGTAATGAATTTATGGATCTTGTACAATCTATTCGCGAAGATGCGATCGAGGAAGCAATCATTTCTGAAACAGAGAATTATGAAGACCTCGGTGAGCCAGTAGAGGAACTGGAAAAGGTTGCCCGTAACTTCAATATCGAGTATAATGAAGTTGTTAAAAAATATTATGAGATTTTGGAGGCATAACATGGATTTCGTAACTTTGATTGAATTGTACGAAGAGTATCAAAATATGATGAGCCGTATTGCGTTCATAGAGGAGCTTGGTCGCAAGTATTGTGGTGAGGTATACTAATGAGTTTAGCGTATTGTGATTTGATTGCTTTTACTATCAAGGACAAACTTCCTGAAATAAGTGAAGGCTTTTTGGAGACTGGTAAGGTGTCGTTTGATCTTGCCGAAGAAGGATACATGCAGTCTACTACAAAGTATTTGACAGTGACTGATGCCAATGGTCGTAAGTATAAAATTACTGTGGAGGAAGATAATGAGTAATCAGCGTCCTGGAAAAACAAGTGGTACTAAAGCTGGAATGGATGCCGATGGTATCAATCTCCGTTCTGTTAGTAAGGTTTTAGAAGAGGCTCGAGTTGTTCTCGAGGATCGTGGTGAGGAAGATGCTGCTTTCTACTTTGAGCAAATGCGAGACTACTTTATGAAAGACTATGAGCCGTACAAAGGAATTGATCGGATCGAGAAAGTCCTAGGTCTTTGAGTTATAAATATTGCCATACAACTTAGGTACTCACGATGATCAAATTTAATACATATGTGACCGAGGCTGACAATATGGCAAGTAGACAAGAAGAGCTGATTGCAGAGCTCAAAAAACTCGGTTATGAAAAAATAGAAGCTAAGACTAGAAAGAAACTTCATGTGTTTGTACCCAAATCAGATAGACCCATGGAGCTTTCTAATATTGCTTCCAAGCTCGCCCGTTTTGGTGCCGAGCATGATAAAAGTTCTAAGGGCAAAGAAATTGGTGGTTCGCTTGGAGCAATTCTGTTCAATACAGCTCCATTTGAAGGTCTCTCTGTAGCAGTTAAGCCGTCCACAGAAAAATCTCTAACAACAGACGAGCAAGAATCTTTAGCGGCATACTACATTGCTCTTAAATTAAAGAATCCTAATACTGACTACACCATTGATGACTTTAAGAATCTTCCTGTTCAATCAAAATTTTCTGCGGACTATCTGGTGGACAAAGCATCCAAAGGTTGGCTGGTCAGCTCTCATTTTGTTGCTGAAAGAATATACAAGACGTTCAAAGGCAAAGACTTCACTGTATGTCAACGAAGTAAGAGCCCATTTGTAACTAACATTAGTGATAAGGCTGCTGAATTAATTAAAAAAGCAGGTAAGTCTATTGGCTTGGATAAATGGAACCCTGCAGATATTTGGATGGTCCATCCTTCTCTTCTAACTACAAACTTTGATCAGTTTGAAAGTATCTATGATCTCAATACGTGGATTCAAACCATGTATATCAAGAAGAAACTAGTTGGTGTATCCTTAAAGCAGACGGATAAGAATGTAAAAGCTGAAATCAAAAACTTTCGAGCTGTTCAAAAACCAATCAAACTCGATAACATTAACTTGGGTAAACAGGCACTCGATAAAAGTATTGACGCTAACGTCAATTTTAATGGAACAAACTCATTGATTATTCGTTCTTTTAAACCATTGGTTGATGTATCAGGCGAGCTTAAGGGTAGATTGGCAGCCGGAGGTAAAGTTGGTACTGGACCTATGATCGAGATTATTAAAGAGTGTGCAGGCGGCACTTTTAAGTTGACACGAAAGACAGAAGTTATGTCTAAGTATAAAACTAACAAGAAGGCTTTATACGATTATCTGGTCAAGACAGCAAAGAAGGTGGATTCGTCTTTTCGTATGACTGGAGATCAGCTGATGCAAAGTGTAGAGTCTGGTAAGTATAAAGATTCACCAGAGGCATATCTTGTTTCAAAAATTCAAGCAGCTGAAATTGCAGCTGTGCTTGCAACTGCATCTAAAGATGATGTAGAATGTACATTAGGAAAAATGGTTGCGTATGCTGGTTCAACTACTGATATCAGCTCTGTGTTTGTGAAGGTGTCATGAAGTCTTTTAACAATTATCTTATCGAATCTAAAAACACTCACATGGAACACATTGAGGATATGATCTTCAATGATGGTGTTCAAGGTGCTCGTTTAGCAATATCATCTCTTCAACAGCTTAGAGATATGCTTGCTGGCAATGCATCGAAGTCTGTAAATATTACTGTTAAGTGGGATGGTGCACCATCTATTTTTGCAGGAGTAGATCCAAGTGATGGAGAATTCTTCGTTGCCAAAAAAGGGATATTCAATAAAAATCCTCAACTATTCAAAACCCCAGGAGATATTGATAGAGACTTGTCCGGTGAGTTGGCTGACAAGTTTAGAATCGCTCTTCGCGAATTTAGAAAACTTGGGATTAAATCCGGTGTCTTCCAAGGTGATCTTATGTTTACCGAAGGGGATTTCTCAACAGAGACGTATGGTGGTAAGCAGTTCCTCACCTTCCAACCAAATACTATTGTATATGCCGTCGAGAAAGGAACTAAGCTAGCACGTCAAATCGAGAAGGCAAAGATTGGTGTTGTATGGCATACGACTTATACTGGTAACTCGTTAGAGAACATGAAAGCCTCTTTTGGCAAAGAGATTGTTCCAAAGCTAAAGGATGTGTCGTCTGTATGGATGGATGATGCGAACTACAAGGACGTATCTGGGTCTGCTTCATTTACTAAAGAGGAAACAAAAGAAATTACTGGTCATCTTTCAACTGCTGGTAAACTGTTTAGACAACTTCCTTCCGAGTTCATTAACATGATTGCCTCTGATAACGACATCAAGCAAATCACAAAGCAGTTCTTGAACACATACGTGAGAGCAGGAGTTCCGTTTCCTCAACCAAGAAAAATGTCTTCTGATATGTTGAAGTATGTCAACCAATACTTTGACAAGCAAATGGCTAAGTACAGTACAGAAAAGGGTAAGTCTGGAGTAAGAGTTAAGAAGGACAAGCTGATGAAAGTCCTTGGTAGACCTTCTGAGCTTCAATCGTTGTTCGAGTTTTTTAATGAGATTGTTGCAGCAAAGATCATGGTTGTCAACAAGCTACATAAGGCAGAGGGATTAGGAACATTCCTCAGAACAACCAATGGGTTGAAAGTGACTGATCGAGAAGGATATGTCGCTATCGACAAGTTAAAGGGTGGTGCTGTCAAGTTGGTTGATCGTTTAGAATTCAGTAAAGCCAATTTCAGCAGTGATGTGATAAAAGGCTGGCAAAAATAAAAAAGGTTGATTATGCTATGTACTGTCATTGGTCCTCAACGGTCTGGGACCAACTATCTTGAAACACTTCTCAGAAACAATTTCGAGAACGTCAGAATTCAAAATCAAGACTCTAATCATATCTGGAAACATCGAGTCGATCCAAAAGATGTCAAGGATAAGTTAAACGAAAAGCACAAGTACTTTCTTATTCACAAAAATCCTTACAAGTGGATTGAAAGCCTTATGAAGTACAATGCTGACCTTGAGAAGCGTCAGGGTGGCAAGGCTGGTGAGTATGAAGAGAAGTATAAGAACAAACAAGACGGTGATATAATTGTAGAAGATCGTCGTAAGAAGAAGACCAATGTTGGCGGTGCTTTACGGCTATATAATGATCTTTATCACAATTGGATAGATACAGACCTTGTAGAGGTTGTTGTTGTTCGATACGAAGATTTGTTGATACCTCAAAAAAGAGACAAGATACTTCAAAGCATGGTTGATGATCATGGCTTCAAGAAGAAAAGAGCAAAGGGTGGTTGGGATATTCCGAACAAGGTTGGCCAATCTGATAAGTGGGATGAGGACAAAACTAAACAGTATCTCGACCTTCAACACTTTAACAAGCTCAACCAAGAACATCTAGATCTCGTAAACAAATATGTAGATGCTAAATTAATGGAAAAGTTCCGATACCCAATTGTCCGGCAAAAGGGTTGGGACATAAATAAACGAAAGAAGTAACGGAGTTAGCCCAAGGGAAACCTCATGGAAAAAAAGAAAACACAAAAGAAAAAGCCTACTAATGGTACCGAAGTAGGTACACCTGCCAATAAAATCGAAGTTAATCCCGAGCTCGAAACAAGACTTACCGAATCCAATGGGAAGGTAGCAGTCTTCGCGTTTGGTCGTATGAACCCTCCTACTGTAGGACATGAAAAGCTAGTAAAGAAGGTGCAGGATGTTGCTAAATCAACTCGTGCGGATGCCAGAATTTATCTATCCCACACGCAAAACTCCAAGAAAGATCCACTCGATTACGAAAACAAATACTCAATCGCACGAACAGCATTCGGGCCAATCGTCACAAAATCCAACGCTAAGACACCAATCGATGTACTCAAAGAGCTCGAGAAAGCTGGATATTCTAGTGTAGTAATGGTTGCTGGTGGGGATCGTGTCAGAGAGTTTGATAATCTGTTAAAAAGATACAATGGGAAAGATTACAACTTTGAAAACATAGACGTTATTTCGGCTGGGGAAAGAGATCCTGATGCCGAAGGTGTTTCTGGTATGTCCGCTTCTAAGATGAGACAGTTAGCAGCAGACGAAGACGTCCAAGGATTTGCGAGAGGTCTTCCGAAGAGATTGAAGTCCAAAGCATCATACGTATATGACCTGGTCCGTGCAGGAATGGATCTTGCTGAAGAATTAGAAGAGCTGGAAAATGAGCTGTTCGAAGCTCATATGGACGAATCATTGACGCTGCAGCAAAGAAGAAAGCGCGGTCAGATAATGAGACGTTATAAGACAAAAATTGCACGTGCAAGAGAAAGATCAAAGAAAAGATTTGCGACACCAGAAAAACTCAAGAAGAGAGCTCAACGTAAAGCCATTCAAATGGTTCGTAGAAGATTTGCGGGACAAAAAGGTGGCGACTATGCTAATTTGACCCCTGGTGAAAAAATTCAGATTGATAAGAGAATCGAAAAAAAGAAATCTTTAATTGACAAAATTGCAAAGCGCCTGATTCGAAGTTAATGAGAACAAGAAAAGAGGAGTATGAAACTCCTCAAGATAAAGAGATCGGCGATCGTAAAGGTACACAACCAGCTCGTTATCATAAAGGTCTTGCCCCTTCAACCAAAGCTGCTAGAGATCGTCAGTTTAAGAAGCAAACAAAAATGGCTTCTGATGATCCTCGTGCTTACAAACCAGCTCCTGGTGATAAAGAAGCAAAGACAAAGCCTAGCAAGTATACTAAACAGTTTAAGCAAATGTATGGTGAAGAAGTCAAGGGTAAGCAGCTTGTACATCACGGAGAGACAACTAAAAACTTTGACGTTTGTCCAGCAGCACTAAAAGCATTCGATCAAAATCAAAAAGATGGCATGGGAGACAAAGATGGTTTCCATGATGCGGTAGTTGCCGTTGATAAGTATCTTGGTTTTGAAAAAGCCTTAGTAAAGAAAGGAAGTGCTACTGAAACAGATCTAGAAAAGATGAAGGAGCTTGTTTCGGTTGCAAAAGGTAAGATATCAAATGCAGGATTGAAAGGACACGATTATCATCAGACTCATATTGATGCTGTAAAAGATCTTATTAGCGATGACTTAAACGAAGCATTCGAAGAGTCTATGGTTCCTCAGTGGATGCACAAACTTGCAATGACACCTAAGCTCAAGAAGATGATGAGATTTTATCTTGATTGGAGAAAGAAAAATCCAGGTCAAGGAAAACAGGGTGTGATAAAAGCAATCCAAATTATGGGTCTGCAACCTAGAGATGGAAACATTCTAATTGACTATATTAATGATCTGATAAAGCAAGGTAAGATGCCAAAGCACCTTGCGATTCAAGAACAGGATGATTCCGTCGATAGAGCGAAAGAACGACACAAGGTCGAGAAAGAACGTCTTAAAACAAAACACGATCGCGAGATGGATCGTGCAAGAATGAGAGACACTAGAGCTATTAACAGAGAAGAAAGTGTTAACTTTGCAAGCAATCAGGCTCTATTCGACACAGTAGATGCTCTGTTCGAGTTTATTGAACAAGAAAATGCATTCTTAATCACAGAGAAATCAAGAAAGGCTTTGAAAGATAAAGCTGAGAAGTCTGGTATTTCATATTCTACTCTAAAGAAGGTCTATGATCGTGGAGTCGCTGCATGGAGAACAGGACATCGTCCAGGCACAACTCCAGAGCAGTGGGGATACGGAAGAGTAAATGCTTTTATTACTAAAAAGAAAAAAGGCAACTTGGACCACGACAAGGATCTCGTGAAAGAAGAAGGTGGTGCTGGAGATCAAGGTACAGACGTACAGACAAGTTAGTCAAAAAGTACAAGAAAGATACTCCTATGGAAGCCAAGACTTCTGAGCTGATTAAGAAGAGCCAAGAGAAGAGAGGTGCACCAGGTACACTCAAGGCTAAGATCGATGGTCCGATTACAAAAGCTAAGGTCAAGGCACTAAAGAATAAGCCTGATGCTACTACATTAGATAAGAAGCAAGCAAACTTCTACCTAAACATGCACGGAGAAGAAACCAATCTTGACGAATCGTTCGAAGGAATGTTCGGAGGTACTTGGGCAAGAGTAGCACCAACAGCTACTCAAGTTGGAGATTATTGGGATAGGGGTGGTTTATATCATGATCATGAATCCGTAGAAGAAGATTGCTGGCCTGGCTATAGACAAGCTGGTATGAAAAAGAAAAATGGAAAGACCGTTCCTAACTGTGTTCCAGAAGAAATAGATAATGACGACGAGACTTTAGAAGAAGCAGAACATCAAGGAAAAAAAGTTACTTTAAACAAACCATTTAGAACTCCAGGTGGTCCTAAAAAGTTTGCTGTGTATACTAAGAACGATAAAGGTAATGTGGTCAAAGTGACTTTTGGTGATCCTAATATGGAGATCAAGAGAGACGATCCCGAGCGCCGTAAATCTTTTAGAGCGCGTCACAACTGCGATAACCCTGGTCCAAAATGGAAAGCAAGATATTGGTCTTGCAAGAATTGGTGAGGTAACGACCCGTGGCCAGAAGTTATTATCCAACAGAAGATAGCAAATTAAATGCCTCAAGAGGGCTTATCAATGGCGCTTTTGTCAGAAATATTTTTGGCAAGTCTGCTAATAGCACCTCAATTGTAACCGGGGAGTTTAGAGCTCCGTGGGAATTAGCATCTGATTATATTTTTCCAGACGTACCTAAAATCCTAACAGTTTCTAGTGATGTTGGAAATACTTCTGATAATGGTGTCAATGTTATCATTCAAGGGTTGGATTCAAATTACAACGAAATATCAGAAGTAGCAACAATCAACAGTGCTAGCCCATACATTACAACCAACCAATTTTGGAGAGTTAATGATGCAGTTGTTATTTCAGGTGATCCTATTGGGAATATAAATGTTACTAATACAGCTGTGACGTACTCTAGGATTAACTCAGGAACAGGCAAGAGTCAAGCGGCTGTGTATACAGTCCCAGCGGGCCACTGTTTTTACCTTTATCGTATCGATGCTTTCGCTACTGATTCTAATGGAGGAAAGGCTGCATCTTTTAGAAATTTTGTTCAAATTCATCCTACTGACGTAAACTTCAGAGTCGCAGAAACTCAATTTTTTGATTCAATGAATATCCAAAGAAGATTTCCTTTCAAGTATGACCAAAAATCAGATATTAAACTCCAATTGAGATCTTCAAGTGGATCGATTGGAGGTTCGGTTTTTGCTGAAGGTATCGTCCTCTCAGAGCCAATGACACCTTAGTTATTATAAATAGAATGGCCCATAAGGCTAACCCTAGGAGAAAGTAATGTTAAAAAAGCTAGCTATCATTGCTGGCTTTATTATGTTTTCATCATTCAGTTTCGGATCAGATCCGATTGTGACTGACTCAACCAGCAACAGTACAGTTACAACGACAGGAAAGACCGAGACAACAGTTAAGTCTCCCCCTTCCTCAGCAATAAGCCCATCTATTAATTCAAGTAATTCCGATCTATGTACAGTCGGAGTATCTGGTGCTGTACAGACTCAGATCCTTGGTATCTCAGGTGGCAACACTGTTCGTGATATGAACTGTGAAAGACTGAAACTATCAAAAACACTCTATGATATGGGCATGAAAGTAGCAGCCGTATCTGTCATGTGTGGAGATGCACGAGTGTTTCAAGCAATGGCTATGGGTGGTACACCTTGTCCTTTTGAAGGAAAGATTGGTCAAGAAGCTGCGGAACTATGGGCAGCCAATCCACATCTGATGCCAACAAACATCGAAGAAAAAGAGAGACGCAATGACAAGTTCGAAGGTTGGGGTTGGGGTATTGCTACCTCTATTGCTATCTTTGCTCTTACTGGCGGCTTCTAATTCCTTCGCGAGTGAGGTAGAGACAGCACCCGTTCTGGTAGCGCCTGAGCCAGAGCCTGCTCCTGCTCAAAGTCAGACCTCTGACAATCTAATCAATAACAACAACTGGGATGGTGCTACGTATGGTAATGATCCCGGTGGTTGTTGTGACTCTATTTCTGGTAGCGGTGCACTGTACGATCAAAGCACTGATACTATTATGTTTAGCTATGGACGAGATGTTCTCGCTCAGACAATAGCAATCAATGAAGCATTGAAACTGTCTGGTATTGAAGTTGATGGTTACAATTACGGGTGGACATGGAGAACAATTAGTAACAATGGCACAGGTGGTGATACTCTACAATTTGAAGTAGCTGTAAAGGATTCATCTGGTAATGAAGTTGAAAGGTATGTTTACGACTATAGCAGTGCAGATCATGCGATGGATGTTTGGCATACTGAATCTGGAACAGAGACCTTTGCACAAAGTTATCTCGATCCACAAAGCATATCATTGAGTATCATTGGTAAAGACGGTGGATTCTGGGCTGGATACTATGGGCCTGAGGTTAAGGATGTTTCTCTCACTTTGAACTACAGAGCAAATCCCTGTGCAGCTGATCCTTTATACGATCCATCATGCGATGGATATGCAGC